TTATATTAGTTTCTTTTTGTTATAAATTTTTATTGCTTCCCAAATTGCATTTGCAAATATTTCGGGTTGTTCTTTCAATAGTTTTTCTTCAATAGGGTTAGAAATAAAAGCGAGTTCAATTAAAATCGCAGGTGCTTTTGTTCTATTTAGAACATGCAAATCGCTTCTTGCTTTTATACCCCTATTGGTTAATTTTGTTGCTTTTATAAGTTCATCTTGCATAATTTGTGCAAGTTGCTTCCCTTTGGTTGAGGTTGAACAATACAAAGTTTCTACACCGTGAGCCGATGGGTTAGCCGCAGCGTTACAATGTATTGAAATAAAGCAAGTTGCCCCCGATGAATTTTCTTTTTTAGAAATTTCAAAATATTCCTTTTTTTGTTGGTATGTTTCAACGGGATAGTAATTTTTCTTTAACCTCTCTTCCAATATTGAAACAACCTTTGCCGTAATTTCGGCTTCTTTTGTACCATTTTTTGAACACGCCCCCGGATCAGTTCCCCCGTGTCCTGCGTTTAAAAATATTTTCATTTCTTATCCTCTGTTTAAAAATAAATCTTTTAAATCATCAATCTTTTCACAAACGCCCGAAATCTGCCCGACAACATCATCAATCCGTTTGTGGGCAGATTTTGAAGATTGTTCTACCGAATAAGTACGCTCAACAATTCCATTGTGTTTATCTTGTTTTTGTTCTACACGAGTTAAATGCTCTTTGAAATTGTCTTTTATATCTTCTATTTTTTCGGTGAAATAATTTTTTAATTCTTCAATGGCTTTTGCGTTAGATTTAATTTGTTGTACATATAATCCCGAAACAAACGCAATCGCCACTATGTTCAAGATTATACTTAATGTTAATTCGTTATTCATTTGTTCCCCCATCCGCTAAATTTCTGAAAGTTATCTACACTATGGAACATAAGCCATCTATTGAACGCCGGAACTTTTGAAATATAAAGCAAGCGTTCAAAAACTTTATCGGCAAAATAACGATCATTGTTTACAATATTATGATTTTCACATAAAACATCGTGAATCAATGAGGGAATTAAAAAGCGTGGATCGGTTTTAGCCCCAATCAAACGCCAAAATAAACGGGGTATTGAAGCCCCGTCCCAAGTATAATCCTTTTGAATTTCAAATTTATATTTTTTAAGTTTTTTATGGTCGAAAAGAACCACCAATAATTTTTTCTTGTTTATAAAAGGTTTCTTTTCAATTTCTCTTTGTTCTTCTTTGCTTATTCCCGGTAATGGAAATCTCATTTCGGGTTGTGGCTTTTCATCAAACATAATAGCCATATCTTTATCGGCGTACCATTTAATCATCTTCAAAGCCCTCCACGATTTCGCCTGTTAATTCGGCAAGTTTGTTTTCGGCTTCGCCAAGAGCGGCATTGTAGTCGGGCAATACATCTTCCAAAACTTCTTTTATTTTTTCAAGAAATTTTAACCCCAATTTACAACAAAGTATTCCCTTTTTTAATTTTTTGACATCCTTTGTTGTTAATAACTTGTCGATTGCTGCTTCAATACTGTTAAGAGCGTTTGTAAATCTGTTATATAATTTTTCATACATTGATTTCGCAAGATGTGAAATAAGCGATTTTGTAATTTTTACCAAATACGGCAATACATAACCAACACAAACTTTAAGCCCTATGCCTTGAATGTTCATTTGTTACACCTCCTTTAACTTTTCCTTAAAATACTCTATCTTCATTTTGTTATACTCAATATCGTTTTGGGCGTTTTCAATTCCACGCCTGCATGCATCAACGAAATCTTCAAATAAAACAAATTCGCAACCACAATCCAAACATTTTATTTAAAAAAACACCCTCTCGGACTCGCCCTCGGAAGTTTCAATTATTTGTACTGTTTCGCCCTTACAAATAGGGCAATAAATTTGTTTTAAATCAAATAACGGTTCTTTTCTGTCGGCACCGGCTAATATAACATCAATTAAGCCCTCATCTTGTTTTTCTACAAATTGCCTTACTTCATTAGCAAGCGATGTATTTTCCATTTTTCCTCCTAACTCTTTACATAGGTTAAAAGGGGCTATAAAAAGCCCCTTTTTAGCCCGTAAGAAAAACAAACGCTTTTCTTACTTATCCCCTCCGCCCAAAATCGGTTTAATGCTGACATCTCAACTCTTAATCCGCCCTATCGTTTGGAGGACAATCAATCGTTTGTACCGTCAAACGGTAATTCTTGCTGCTTGCATTTTGCTTCGCCGTTGGCGTATAAAATGGCTTGTTTTTTAAGTTCTTCAATTTGTTCTTTTGCGTAATCGGGCAATTCATAGCCGCCCTTGTCATTTTCAAGTAAAATATGAGGGGTATTTATACAAAGGGGTTGAGGTATGCCGTTTTGTAATGCAACTTGCCCCGAAATAATAACGCCGCCTTTTTGTGAAAAATTAACGGTTGTAATAATTACATCTTCAACTTTTTCTTCAATTTCACAAACTTCGCAAAAAACTTCGCTCAAATCTTGCATTGCTTTTAAGAACGAATCAAGGGGTTCGGCTTGCCCTTTTAAAATAATTGTTTTGTCGTTCTTTTCGTTTCGTTCGTTATAATAAATTTCGGGAATATCCGTCTTTTTATCAATACGAATTTTAGAAATAAAAACATTTAGCAACTTTGATTTTGCTTCTTTTTCTTGCTTTTTCTCGTCCATTTTTACTACTTTTGTTGTTTTAGCCATTTGATTATCCTCCAATTATCAATTTTTACGCTTCAACATTTTCGGTTTCGCCGTTAATAGCGGAATCTTTACTTGCGTTTTGTATTCTTTCAAAAATTTCAATAATTTCTTCTTCCGTTTTACCCGTAGGCAACAAACTCAAAAATGGTTTTATAACCCCGAAATAAATATGGTTGCAAAATTCCCATTTAGGTCGCATGCCAACTTCGTCAATTTTTGCCATCAATTCGTTGTAAGTAATACCTGCAGGCGAACAAATATTTTCAAAGAAATCAAGTTTTGTAATGTGTAAGTTATTGTTATGTAGTGTTTTTTCGGCAATTTCATATTCAATTAAAGTATATTCTTCGCCAATTTCACCAAAAGTTTCAATCGGCGTAATATTGCCGCTTTCATCTTGTTTCATATATTTGAAACGGTAATCAACAACAACATTCCATTTTTTAGTTTGTTTATCAAAAATGGCAACTTCACATTCATCCACCTCCGGGGGTTTTTTGGATGTTCTGTTTTCGGTTTCTTCGGTTTCAAATGGGATTTCCATTGAATATTCACCCGTTGTTTCATTAAATTCGTAAAGCATTTTTAATCTCCTTTTTTATCTTGTAAACGCTTCGGCGAGCGTTTCGCCTTTTCATTGAACCTGCCCAACTATCAAAAGAACTACGAAATTCATCAAGCGACATTTTGCCGTTTTTAACGAATTTAACCATCTTTTTAAAACGCCGTCTTGCCCTTGTAATATTTGCACTTGTAGGTTTTTTGATAATTTTATTATTTTTAACAACTTTGTAGCGTGTTTTCAGAAAAGAAAAGTAACTTTTTAAGTTTAAAATCTTTGTTTTCTTTTCATTTACTACAATTCCGAGTTCTTCGTATTTTTTGAATAATATTTTTGAAAAATCTTTTAATTTTTCTTTGTCCTCGCATATAATGTAGGAATCGTCCATATAACGCCCATAATATTTAAAATGATTTTTAATAAAATGGTCGATTTTATTTACATAAATTATTGCGTTAAATTGGCTTAATTCACTCCCAAGCCCTAAACCTTTTTCATAAGCCGTAACCGCTTTAATCAAAAGCGATTTTAATTTTTCATCGTGAAAGTTCCTGTTATAAAAATCAATTAAGGGTTCGTGTTTTATGTTTTCAAAATATTTAGAAAAATCAATTAGTAAAATGTAGCCCGATCCGTGTTTTCTTAAAAATTCTCTCAAATGTTTTTCAAATGTTTGTTGAGCGAATAGCGTGCCTTTTCCCTTTTGGCTTGCCGAGTTTTCTTTTATTAAAGTTTTAAGAAATCTGCTCAAAACAAAAATAAAAATAAATTTTTGTATAAACCTTTCAAAGAAATGTAAACTTTGTATTTCTCGGGGTTTACCTCTTTCGGATATCTGAAAACATATAAAGCCCTGCCGAATATCCATGCCGTTAAGTAAATCTCTTTTTGCTTTGTGTATTTTAAAAAGAATACTTATAAGAAATCTTTGAACGCTTTGTTTCCAAGTTAATAATTTTATTGCTTCTTTTGCGGCAATATACAAATTTTGTAGCGTGGCAATTTCTTCAATTTTTATAGAGGGTTTTTGGCATTTTAATTTTCTACGCTCTCGGCGTTTCCCTCTTCTTGTTTGTTCCAATTTCAAAATCCTTATGTTATGTCGGAAAAATATAAATTTTTAGAAAAAATTTAACCTTTTTATTTTTTTAACCCGTAAACTTGTAAACATTAAATAAACTATAATCGGCAAATTTGTTTATAATGCAACTCTAATATTCCAAGGGCGAATCATTTACAAGCCACATAACACCAATTTACAAGGAAATATTCCTTGATGGTTTTCCGTTCCTTTCATTCAAAAATGCATTGATTTCGCCAACAAATAAAATATTCGTTGGTTACTCTGTCGAGCCAAGATGAAATCCGAAGCACGCCGATATATTCGTGTTCGTGGCGTTGTTGTTGTTCATATTGCCGTTGCCGTTCACATTGCAGACATTAGTGGCGGCATTGCCGGATGGATGTACAACGGAAAACCGTTTTTTATTTACAAACCGGTTTATTATAAGTTCGGGTTTTTGGTTTTATTTCTCTTACTTTTTCGGAATTACGCCAAGCAATTAACAATCTTAATTCTTCACATAACAAAGTAATAATTTCATCAAGACTATCTATTGTTACGGTTTCAACTGTATTTTCAAGTTTTACAATTAAATTTTGTAATTGAAAACAATTTGCAATCGCTTCGGTTTGTTTTGTTTTGCGAAGTTCCAACCCTTGTTCGCTTTCGGCTTTAATTGAATTGGCAAAAGTTATGTTATCCACCATTTCATCGGCTTTATTTATCAAGGGAACTCCGAGCAAAATTCTATATTTTTTCGGTACAAATTTTTCTTTTGTTGCGTATTTTGTTATTAAAGTTTGAATTTTTAAAGCGTGAATTTCAAATTGTGTTTGTGTACGCCCACGGAAGCGTTTGAAAACTCCACTCATTTATTCTCCTTGTTTTTTCAAAATAATCCGTTCGCAGGAAAAGCGAACGGATTATGGATTATTGGATTAAGCAACACGAAAGCCGAAGCACGCCGATATATACGTGGTCGTGGCGTTGTTGTAGTCCATAACGCCGTTGCCGGGCACATAGCAGACAAGAGTGGCGGCACCGCCGGATGGACAACATAACCAATAATTAGAACGGTCGTGTGTATTAGCCCCCGTCTTAACTCTTGTTTGTTGCCTAAATAACGGGTACATTTTAGATAAGTTACGAGTTAAGTTATCGATGTTTCCTGCTTCCCCTCTGTTATATGAGTTTGGCTGATAGCCGCAAATCTCTACTTCGTGAGGAAGCCAAACTTTTCCGTAACTTCCCCATTGGTTTCCCGTAGGTTGAACGGTTTGAGCCGAAGAACTATATTGCAACTCGTACCACATTCTTTTTTCAATAAGAACGCTTTGGCAATTTGCCGGAAGCATTTGTAAAATACCACCCGAAGCACAGTTAAGCCCGTGTTGTAAACTTCCTTGTGCCGATGTTGAATAATTGTTTACGCCGTTTAATATCGCAAATAACCTTGAAGAACGGAACGGGTTTTGTTCTGATGCTGTACCGTTATTTGTGTTACCCTCATTCCAAGTAAAGGTTGTTTCAAGGGTTTCAAGCGAAATAAAATCTATATGGTGAGGAATTGGCGTATCGCCTGAATTATAATATGTATCTATGCCGGCAACTTGCATTTTATGTTGTTGGTTAGCCGCTATATTATAAGTTCCCCCGATTGTTCCACCTGTTAAAGTAACGGGAATATAATCGCCAATGTGTATGCCCTCAAAATTAACGGCTTGTATTCTTGCTTGTATCCAAGCCCAGGCATCGCCACCGTAATCGTTAGTGATTTCATCAGCATGCACCTGTGTTAAGTCCAAGCCCTCATAAGTTCCATCCAAACGCTTAATTACATTGTTAAGGTTTTTATCAATAATTCCGTTGGCAAATTCAACAACGCCATCGGCGTTAATATGTAAAATTTCAAGCCAAGAGTCGGAATCTGTTAAACTTGCGGTATTTTCATCAACGAGCGATTTATAAAAATAAATAATATCGCTTTGAACATTTACAACGGTTGAATTTTTATTGTAAACACTTGTATTTGAATATAGAACCGGGGCAATATTACCCAAAGCCGATAAAAATTGTTTGTTTGTATTTCCGTTTTCAAGTATATTGTTCGGATCTACGCCTGCAAGTTGTAACACCTGATAAAGTGAATAATAAATATCTTGCATGTGTTCGGCTACGGCTTGCGTTCCGTCTTGCATACCCGGTGAAGTTTCATTTTTAAACATACCAAAGGGCTTATCCGTTGTTTCGGCTTCCGATGGTGAGTAATACGACATTTTTCTCATTTTGTTAATCTCCTTTAAAATTTAATCAATTATTTGTAAATCGCAAATTGCGACCGTGTGAGCAGGTTTTTTCTGTAAAACTATTTTTGTTAATAACTCGTATTGTTTTGATGTTATTGGTTCATTTGAAGTTATAAAGAAACAATTTGCCGAACCTCCTTTAATTCCATATTGAATATATGAATCTATTGAAGAATCGTAAGCCCCATAACCATAAGAACCATATTGGGAAATTCCTTTATTTTGAACATTGCAAGGATCTATTTTTGTTCCGTCAAGTTCAAGTATTCCGTTCCCTATAATACGGCTTGCGTTTTCGCCATATCTTACGGTATCGTTTGTTTCTTCCAAAGTTTCGTTGTATTGGTAATTGCCATATAATGACAATGAACCAATATTAACGGCTTTGGGTGGTACATTTTCAACAACCTTAACATTTATAGCCAACCTGTTTAAAGCATCTTGCAACGGCTTCCAATTTAAAGAACCGTTTAAAATACCCCATTGGGTTTCAACATTTGCCGCCCTTTGTTCAAGAGTTTCATTTTCAAGGTCGGTTAAACCAAATAATTCTTCCCCGTTTTTAATATCATCCAAAAGAATATTTTTTGTTGGAAAATGTGTGTATTTCAAAAAAAGAACTTTATTTTTCAACTCAACAAAAGGCGAAATAAATAAATCGTAAAATTCATCCGTGAACCCTTTTGGCGTTCTAAAAGCCCTGCCGTTTCCGAGAAGTTTTTTAAATGTTATTTCGACTTTTTTCATTTACGCCCCCTTACGCCGTATAAACAATGGTATTGTTAATCTTTAAACTTGATAAATAAGCAAGTGAACCGATACCCAAAACGGCTTCATCTATTTGTTCGCCTTGCGAATTTTTCAAAACGAACGATGTATAAGTTTCATCGCCAATAACACTATTAACTTCGCCCGAAAGTTGCAATTTGTTTATTTTGGCGTTTGAAGCAGGGTAATTCAAAACAACGAGGTTCGGTCGTTTTGAATCAAGTTTTTGAATTAAAACCTCTTTAATTTTTATATTGTACTCGGTTGAGGTTATACCTTGAATTTCAACGGCAAAACCAACAAACTCGGGTTTTAAAAGTTGAACCCTCGCATTTATCGGTCGGCGATCGTGTATTCCGTCTTGCGTTCCCTCAATAGATTTTGCAACGGCTAACATCTGCCCCGAACCTGTAAATTCGGCAAATTGTCCGTCATTCCATTTCGGGAATGGGTTTGGCGTTAAACTTCCCGTTGGGTTTCTATCCAAGCCGCTTCCATCACCAACCAAATAAAGACTTATAATGCCATCGGATATAATATAGGGTAATACATCAATTATTCCCGGAACTTCGGTAGCCCATAAATAATAATCAATAGCACTTCCCCCTTGTGCTTTATTTCTGAATTTGAATAAAACCCTTTTACGGTAAGTTTCAACTTCTTCATCTTCCGTACCTTGAATTGCTATTGCCGTAACGGTTGCCGTTTGTGGAATACCATCGTAAGGGTTAGCAATGTTTAAAACCGTACCCACCGAAATATTCCCTACCGTTCCCGAAGTTGAACAAACAACGGTTGCCGTAATTGTTCCATCAACGGCACCGGCTTGTGAAATTGTTTTAAAAATCAAGCCCGAGTTTAAATCCTTATAAACCGTTCCTGTTTGTAAAAATTGAGCCGTTACCTCGGTTAAAGTAATCGTAAGGTTAGCGGCAACGCCATATTTATAATCAACCCCGACAAGGTTTCCCCATAATTTTAATGATGGAAGTTCGCAAGTTTGGGGAAATACTTGTTTGTAAGCCCAAATTAACAACTTCCAAACCAACCCCGCAACGGAAGCCATAGCGTAACCGATGCTTTTTACAAACGATTTATTCAATAACGGCGAATTATCGTTATATTTGTTTCTTAAAACCGTATAAGAGGAAATAAAGCCGTCATATATTTCCTTAATTGATTTTGTGGTAAAGTTAGCCACTTTTCGTCCTCCTTAATTTTTCCTTTGCAAAACTCTTTTTTCGTTTTGCCAAATAATGCCGAATAAAACGCTTTCGCCCGTTGGCTCTGTAATAGTAATATCAACATTTTGTTTTTCGTTAATATCGCCATACGCCACAACCTCAACCGAATCGGCAACGCCCTCATCAACGAACCATTGAGTCGCTTTTTTTGCAGCGAGTTCGGTTTTTTGTAAATTTTCTTTTGTAATAGGTTGATTTAACGCTTCTTCAAAATCGCCATCGGTTTCGTAATCTTCATAAACATTGTAAAAAGTTTTTCCCGTAAATAACGATAAATAAAGAGCCGTCAATAAAGTTTCATCGGCTTTTATATCGCCACTTTCAAGGACGATTTCGCCACCGTCCCCGTTATCTTGTAATAAAATATTCATTCTTAAACCGCTTTCGTTATTGATGTATTACTTGTAATTGTGCAGGTTCTACCCTCGCCATCTTTTATTTCCGAATTTTCAGTTAAAACCAAAGCACCATCATCGCCCCCAAGGTTTACGACTGAACCCGTAAAAGTTGCCGAGCCGGTTGAATTTATTATTGTATCGCCCGAGGTTGTTAAGTTTGTGTTGCCCGTAACCGTAAAATTAGCATTGCCGTTAATTGCTACGGTTAAATCTTTGCCGCCACTTATTTCAACCGTTCCGTCATTTTTCAAATAAATTTCAGAAACAACATCGATTTCGCCTGTTTCTTCATCTTTTCTTATAGCGTAAATTCTCTTTTCGCCCGGTTGCGATTTTCTTTCAATACAATCACGCCAAGCAAAAACAAAACCGTTTGACGGGTTATTTCCGATTGAACCTCCAAGCCCCTCACATTCCAACAAAGGGCAATAATCATCGCCCCCCGAATGAAATTGAACAATTTTTGCAATTTGTCTTGAAAGCAAAGAAGTTTTAAAAAACCTCAAATTAAAGTTTTTAAAAATTTCAAGTATTTTTATTTTCTGAAACATTATGCCCCCTTAACAAAGTGGTAAAGAATCGGGAATTGAAAAAGTATAAGCACAAGGAAGCGTTAAAACAAGTAAAGTTGAATCGGGATGTTTACGCTCAACTCTCTCAATAACAAATTCCGTTTCTTTTTCAATTTTTACTTTTGCGTTTTGCAAAATTGCAAAATCGCCGCTTTTAAGTTGTTTATTTTCGCTCAAAAGAACATAAACTTTGAAATGCTCGCCAATATCAGAGCATGCAAGCCGTGAAGCAATAGAACTTAAATCTTTTGAGTTAAGGTCGTTTGAATTAAACCTTTTTATTATTGGTATCGGAAAAGGTATTTGAACGGTTGCCGATGCTGCTTCGGGGTATTGCGAATTTGCTTCGTAATATCTCGCAAGCCCATCACCCGTAAAAGCAACTCTTATGCTTTTAACACCAAGGCAAGCCCCGGCAATTAAATTCAATTTTTCGCTCTCATTACCTTTAAATCTTCCAACAAATAAACCGTTGCCGGTATCCGTTAAAAGCAACCCACGGGAACGGCAAATGCGAGCCATAAAATTAAACGCCTTTTCTTTTGTGTCGGATGTGTAACTTGTGCCAATTTCATTAACAAAAACTTCATCAAGTTCGTTTTCATCCGAAAAACTTATTTTTTGGTTATAATAAGCGGCTATTGATTGCAAAATATTTTTAATTGAAAGATTAGAAAACTCCAACGGGTAAGGCATCGCACTTTCAAGTAAAACACCTGCATGCGATTTAATTTCAACTTGAAGCCAATTTGCCCGATCATCAAGATTGCCGTCAATATTTGCAACCCTGCCAACAAGAAAAATACCCGACTCGTCAAATACTATTGCTTCATCGCCCATTTTAATATTGTATTCAATATCGGTTTTGTTAAATATGAAAACTGCCCCCTTAACGCCGCCCAATATATCAATTAAAGTATATTCGGCAAAATCGTTATAAGTTTTATCGCCAAGTTGCAAAGTAACAACTTTGGTTTCGGGGGGCTTAATGTTTTCATCCTCTATATAGGCAAGAACTTTCCCCTCTTCAATATTATTGTTTAATTTTGCAATATCCCCGGCTTTGTCGGTTGTTCCGTACGCTTGCCGAGAAATATCATCGTAAGTATCGCCCGAAGTTTTTGTAAATTCTTTATACATATAGTTTTACTTCCGTTCCTCTTCTCAATAAAAAGAAGTTTTCATCAGAAAAGCCGTTTGTTCTAATTAAATAATCAATCGTTGCATCGGGGTTTTCCCTAAAATCTTCTTCATAATATTGAAATGCTAAATCAACGCAAGTTGTATCCTCGCTTAATGTTATGGTTTTTTCAACTTTTAATTCATAAGAGCGTTCTAAAATTTCACTTGAAGCCGAATCAACAACATCGCCCAAAGCGTTATCCCGAATTAAAAAAGTTTCAAGTTCGGTTATTTTGCTTAATTCGTTTTCAATATGTTCCGTCCACTCTTGTTCAAGTTCTTTTAAAACTCTTGCCGCTTCAACGGCTTCGGCTCTCGTTTCATATTCTTTTTCAATTAAACTTTCGCCCAGGGAAATTAAAGCCATTGTTGCAGACGAATCGTTAATTAACAAATTATCAATTTCATCTTGTGTAAGCGTTGTTTTTGTTGTACTTGAACTTAAAATTAAATTATTTAATAAATTAGTCCATTGCCCGAAAATACTACCCGATGGAACAATAGAAAGATTAGTAAACTCGTTTTTTATATGACCTGCAGTTGAAGCCGCTTTATACATTACAAGCCCTAATTGTTTTGCTATGGTAAACATATTATTTGCCGGCGTTTGGGATAAAATATCCGTCATTATTGAATTTAAACTTGTATTGTTTATTGTATCCAAACCGTCTGAAACTTTGTTTAACATAGCCGAAAAGTTGCTTGTAAAATTAGCCAACCTTGTAGGGGTTGTTATAGAACTAACCGTTGAAGCCAAATTTTGAGCCACATTTGTTTTTGCCGTTTCTGCGGCGTTTTTAATTTCTTTTGTTTTTGATGTTGTACTTTTCGGGTAAGTGGTTTTGCTTGTTTCGTGAAAAGTTACATTTACAATCGTTGAATTAACATTTTTTGTTAAATCGTTTTTAACGCTGAAATTTAAAACATTTACGGTTAAAGCATCGCCAAAGGCAAGTTTTAAAGTTGATTTACCAACTTCACCCAAAGCAGAAACAAAACTTTCGGCTTCGGCGTAATGTTTATTTCCCACAAAATAACATTCAAGGGAAATATCACGACCACCAAGCCCCAAATCGGTAAAAGTATCGTTGGAATCTTGAATTTTTTTAACCGTGGGGGCTTTACTGTCTTTTTTTGCTTTTGGTTTTGGGTTTTCTTTTACTTGCCCGATATGTTTTCTTGAATATTCGTTTATTAGTGTTTTAAGGTTGAACGAACGCCTGTTTGGGGAAGTCCAAGAAACACCTTTATAATCATTTAATAAATCAGCCATTTTTTATCCTTTAATAAGCAGGGGTAAGGTTTAAACCGTTACCACCTTGTAAATTTAATGTACTTGAAGCCGGGAACATAGTTGAGTTATCAATTCTTACACCAACATCAATTTTGCCGTTTTGGGCGTTCGGGTTCTTTTGAACGGTTTGGTTTTGTACATTTTGACCGTTTGCCCCTTGAAGTTGTATGCCGCCACCGTTTTTAAGTTCTTTAATCTTGCCGCCTAACATCATAACGCCACGAATTAAAAGCCCCACCGGTCCTAATGCGGTTAATAAAATATCAACAAAATGTTCTTTTATAAATGTTCCTATTTGAGAAAAAACTGTTTTGCAAGTTTCCCAAAAAGAAGCAAGCCAAGTTTTGGTATTATTCCACCACGAAGAAATTGTTGCCGTTACCTTATCCCAATTCTTCCATAATAGAATTGTTACGCCCACTAACGCCATAACGCCCATAGTTATTAAACCTACTGGCGTTAATAACCAAGCCGCAGTTTGAGCCGTTATTGCAGCAACTGACTTCCAAATTGCCGAAGTAACATTTAATATAGATGTTACAACTTTTGTATTAGTTACAACGGCTAACAATCCGCCCTCCATTCTCAAACGAGCCATTTTAAGCCGCAATATATCCATTGCAATTCTTACGCCTGCTATTGCCAAAGGCAAAGTTAATAATATTGGCAACCAATTATTTTTCACAAAATTAAATAAATTGCCTAAAATATCAAAAGTAACTTTAACCACCGTAAAAATGCCCTTTATTGCTTCCATTGTTAATAACAACGATGGAACAATAAGAGTTTGAAGCAATGTTTTTATAACGGGCAAAGAACTATTTACCCCCGGCAATACACTATCTTTAAAGTATTTAACCAATTCAATAAATTTACTGAATAAAGGCGAACAAATTGTAACACCCTCTTTAAAGTAAGTGAACATTTTTCGGAATGCTTCCGTTATAACGGGGCTATATTTTATCAATAAAGCGTTAAATTGTTTCATTATTGCGTTGTATTGTGGCAACAAAATATTTCCCAAATTGGTTTCAAGTTGTTTCCTTTGTTCCTCAAACATTCTTTGTTGGTTCGCAAAGTTGCCGCCCGTTCTTGCAAAATCGCCTTGTGCGTTCTTCGTTGATTTTAATACATATTCATAACGAAGTTCTATTTTTTGGGCTTGTGTCATATCTTTTAACTTTTTGCCTATGCCCTGGCTTTTTGCAAATTCTTGCAAATTAGTTTCGGTCATTACAACACCGAGATTTTTAAGGGCTTCCGTTTCGCCCGTGAATATACCTTTTAAAGCGTTAGCCGATAAACTCTGATCAACATTCTTAAATGAAGCAATATCCGCACTTAATTGGGTTAAACTTGTTGCCATTTCAGCAGCACGCTTTGTTGTCATACCCATTCCCGAACCCATATCGCCGTATAAAGCCGCCGTATCGAGAGCCGTTTGTTGTGCAAGCCCCATTGATTTAATACTGTTTTTACTCCAAGCAATAACTTCGGCTGAATTTGTTTTAAAAGTTTCGTTGGTTTTACCCAAAGTTTCTTGTAAATCCGAAGCAGCATCAACCCATTTGTTTAATGTTGTTACAACCGTATTTGTTGCGATTGCCGTTGCTGCAATTCCGATCGCCGCTTTTAATTTGCCAAAAGAATTTTGCATGCTACTTCCAACACTTTCGGCTTTGGTTTTTAATTTTGTTAATTGAAAGCCGAACCCCGAAGCGTTTTGTTTCATATTTTTAAAAACGCCCGAAACTCCGTCTTTTGCTTTGAATGATGTATATACGCTATAACTGTTAGTTGCCATTTAACAATCTCCGTTTATTAACAAAAGAGCGACAAATTGCCGCTCTTAATCACTTTTAAAATTTTCTTTATTTATTTTGTAACATCTTTTTCCGTAAAGAATTAAATCTTGAACGGTTAAATTATTTACACCCGTTACGGTTTCCCACCCGCAACAAAGCAAAATATCGCCGTAATATAAACCAACCGTTACATTTATTTCACGAAAAAACTTGTGCATCCCGTTGCAATTTGCATATCTTGTCCGCCCAATTTTTCTATTAAATGAACGGGGCAAGCCGTAATTGTTGCAAGAGATTTTATTGCATGCTCAAATTCGCTATTGGAACGAAAATCTTTCATTTCGCCAAGAGTTAAGCCGTGTTTATACAATAATTCTTTACGCTCAATTTCGCCGCTTTTAAGTGGTTTTATGAGTTTTTGGCATAAACACTCTTTTTCTTCATCCCAATAAACTAAGCCGCACATTACGGCTTGAATTAACATTTTAACGGTAGCATCGCCGTTATCTTTAATACTTGTTTCTTCGCCACATATAGCATCTAAATCGACATCGCAAATCTTGTTTTTGATTTCTTCAAGATTTTTAATTGCCGTTTCTTTTTCCATTATTTTTCTGATTTCCATTTTTTGATTGTCCTCCATTGTTTTTAAAATAAAAAAGCCAAATCCCCAATAAAATAATTAAAGGGGATTTTGACCTGTATGAGAAAGATTATTAAGACTCTCTTATTCCTGCACCATCTGTACAACGAACTTCAAAATCGCCTGTTTTATTTCTTGTTGCTGAAATTTCAACTTCGCCAACAATACTTCCCGTTAATTCATAACTTTTTGTTACTGTTTCCAAAATTATAGGAATATCGGGAGTTCCGCAAGCCGTTTCAAAAGCATCCTTGTTTGCTTCGGAAATTTTAACTTGTAAGCCCGTAATTTTCGGAATTACATTTGATTGATAAGTATCCGCCGTGCCATCGCCGTAATCTTGCGTATCGGTATTTTTTAAACCACCTTTAATAACATTCGGCTCAACATCTTTCGGAATTGCATATTTTACGCCATTCAAAGTTAATGAGATAGCATCTCCACATTTAGTCATTTGTTATTTCTCCTTTATTTTTTTTGTGTTCTACAAGGTAAAACAAGGGCAAAAAGCCCTTGTTAAACTACCTTTTTATTTTTTAAACGCCCTTAAAAGGCATTTAAACGCTTGTTAAAATTAGCCCTTAAAGTTAAAGCCGATGAAATTAACAATATCAAATATTCTTCCAACGCCTGTAATATCAAATTTTGGATTGATGTTTACACGGTTTGGATTACTTGAATCAATTTCAATTTCGGTTTCTTTTTGGGCTTCCGCATAATTTGCAATAAGACCGGCAAGTCCTAACAAACTAATTCTTGTATTTACGGCTGCTTTAATATCTTTTAAAGAACGAGCCACAGGGTTTGTTGTAATATCAGCCGAACCGACAAGAATTACGGATTTCCATTCTTCGGAATCTCTGAAAGTTGCCATCAAATCATAAGCAATATTACCAATTACGCAAATATCACGGTCAAATCTGAATAAAGGATTGCTATTACCTTGTGGATGGTAAAAACTTATTAAATCCATTAAAAGATGTGAACCATCTGATTTTTTAACTATGTTTGAATAACCTGCTTTTGCAAGTCGGTTTCTTTCAGCGTAACTCAATTTTCTTAAATTACCCAAATCGCCTACAATTTGAACATTTATTGAATCGTTACGCCTTGCGTTACCTGCTGAAATTAAACTTGCAACATCCCAAGTACCGGCAACGGATGAACTTTCGGGTGCTTGAATTGCAGAGTAACAAACCACATATTGAGCAATTAAACCATCGTGGAACGCTTCAAATTTTTCTTGTAAAGCATCCAAAACGGTAGTTGTTGCGTATTGTGAAATTACACGAGTTACGCCAAGTTCTTCATCGAGTTGATTTAAAGCGGCTTCGGGTATAGTACCGGCACCGGCTGACTCGGTTGTTCTTGCCGTTGTGAATGTTACGCCGTATGTTGCCGAATCGATAGCGTTGCCGTTTTCATCAACAATACTATAATCAAAGAATGAATCTGAACCTTTCCATTTTGCCGTAAATGTTAATTCATCGTCATCGGCTTCAATGGTAAACGGAATTTCCAAATATTCTTCCAACGCTTCTTTGATTGCCCCTGCTGCTTGTGTTGCCGTCATACCTTTAATTAAGGTAAAAGGAATTGCCGTTTTTTCAAAAGAATTTAAAGCGACATTTCTCGGATCTTTTGCAGGGTTGTTGTGTGAAATTGTTGCAACTTTACCACAAACATCGGCAGCGGCTTCAAAAATCAAATCATTTAAAACAAAATAAGCGTTTAAAGATTTTGTAATACCACTTGCCGCCGTAACTGTTAAAGTTTTAACTTCGGCACTACTTGTACCGGGTGCGGCAACTGCCATAAAATAAGTATCTACCTTTGAGCCGTTACCTGCTTTTGGGTATAACTTACGAGCCATTCTGTGTAATGGTGAGCCATAACCGTAAAGCGTACCAATATCATCGGCGTTACCCGAACCAAGAGTAAGAGTGTTTGTTTCAACGGTTTTTCCCGTTTGTGCTTGCCCTATACAAACAATGATTTCGGGGCGTAAATTCGCCGCATTTTGTTGGTTTTTTTGTTTTACTGAAACGCTTGTTGCTGATGCAATAGCCGAAACATCAAGTGCTTTTGTAATTGTCATTTTTTATTTCTCCTTTTTCTTTATTTACTGTTCGCCGTTATCTTCGTTGGCTTCAACAAGATATCTAACAAACGGATTTAAAAATTCTTCTTTAATGTTTAATTTTGTGTAAAATTCGTTTATTTGAACCGTATTCGCATAATAAGTCGGCTCATTTATACCAACATCAAAAGTAAACATTGCCCCTAATACACTTTCAACGGAATTAACATCTTTCGGCGTTAAAATTCGTTTCCATTGCTTCGGCTTAAAACTGTTTACAAGTTTATTTGTTGCTTTATAAACATTAGTTTCTTCGCTGCAAAGAGTTTTATATAATTGAGCCGTTAAATATTGCAATCTATCTTCGGCGTTGCCGTCTGCGGTTGCAATAATTTGTTGCCCGATGGTTTGTGTCGGATCGGTTTCCGTTATACCACCGGCGTAATATTCAACTTGCAAATTCCCGACAAATTCATTTTCGTAAATATCTTGTAAATTCTCGGGAAAACTGCCCTCATTAAAATAAACATAAACGCATGGCAAATCTTCAACATCGGGGAATCGAAAACGCTTCGGAAAAATTGTAAAATCAATATTTTGTTTTATCCAATCTTCGGTTTTGCCTTGTTGCCTTGCAAGTTGCTTTTGTTCGTCCCTAACATTGGCAAGATGTTGGCAAATTGCATCCCTAACAAGTGTAAAATTCATTGAAGTTATAATATTTCCTAACATTACAAGCCCCCGTTGTTTTTATCGATTATTTTACCGTTGCCCGATGTGGTTGTGGTTGAACATTTAATTAAATACATCCCCAAAGTTCTATCGGTTGCCACCTCTTCAATATAAAAAGGAACAATTTGATTGTTCATTTGTGGTAATTTAACGCTTAAAACCCACCCACGAACGGGAACAAGCGAAGTATGTTCTAAAACTTCATCAACATTTAAAGTTAATTCAAAACTATCAGCGTAACACCCAAATCCCGACTCATCTATTGTAAGCCCTACAAAGTTTGTTAAGCCCGAAATATTAAACCCTGCATGCGATGGATATTGTTTTAAAATACACTCAACCGCCGTTTTATTTTGCGAAAACATAGTTTTTTTATGAATTTTTAATAAATCGTGAATACTCATATTCCCTCTTTCGTTTGGTATTGGCAGCGAATTAAAGGGGTTGCAAAACACAACCCCCATATTCGCACGGCTTTAAATAAAGCCATTATGCCGACAATTATTAAGGTTTACACCAAATCTTTCAAGGTTACAATGGAATCAACATCAACCGGCACAAGAAGAACTCTTGATTTTACGCCTGCTTTTGTCAATGCTGAACCATCAATAAGTTCATCGTAAGCGTAAGCAAGTTGTTCGGCTTTAACAAGTTGAAGTTTTGCACCACCCATTGTAGCAGTTGCGTTTACATTGTTAATTGCACCGTAATATCTCTTGAAGTTTGGATTTAACGGTAAAATAACGCCTTTGCCTGCAGGTATGTATGGCACTTCTGTTCCCTCATTAGCGAAGTTATAACCTGTTGGAATTTCGTATTTTTCATTGTAAGACCAAATATTAACAACATAAGCCCCACAAGAAACTTGACCGTGGTACATAGCACCAGGGGTTTTTTCAACCGGCATAGCAACATCAGTTCTTTTAATTCCGTTGTTCCAATTTGAAGAACCTTTAACATTACTATTGCTTAAAAATGCGTTAATAACGGCAGAATTAGCAATAAAATTAAATTCGCTTGCTGCGATTTTGCCATCATCAATAATAAGTTGGCAAGCATCTTCCAAATCGCTTATAGGATTGCCGCTTGCGTTCCATTTTGCACTTGTTTTTGAAACATCGTGTGAACTTCTTTTGTTAAAAGTTACTTCCGTTCCATCACAAAGAACAATTTTGCCGTTGAATAATGCATCAGCCGCTTGTTTTTCTTCTGAACGGCGAATAATATCACTTATAACAACTTGTCTGTCGTTAATTAAATTAGCGGCGTTAGTTATTATTTGTGTATCTTCTGTTTCGCCTAATTGAACCTTAAACATATCTTCTTCGGTAATTGTTGCGAAGTTGTTGTATTCAGGAATTACGAAATCTTGTGTATCGTGAGAAGATAAATCAACTCTTCTGCCGCCTGTTCCAAGTTTAACATCAACGGCGTAAACTGATTTTACGCTTCTTCCTTGAATTGCTACTTTAATTGTGTTCTTTTGTTCTTTTTCAAACAAATTTGCCAAAAATAAACTCGGTTTTTTTCTTTTGTCAAAACCAACTTCAATCGCCTTTTTTAAAACATTAGTCATTTTTATTTCTCCTTTTTTTTAATTACTAAATTATAACTATTCCCCGAATTAGCGTAATCTTGTTGCTTCGCTTAATTCTTCAACATTTGCAAGTTTTATGCCGTTCTTTTTAAGGAAATCAAGAGTTGCGACATCGCTTGCATCGGCAGTTTTAACAAAAACTAATTTTGCTTTGTTTACAACACCACCGTCAAAAACTCTTACCATATCAAAAGTTTTTTCGTAATCTTCATCAGTATTAACAAGTTCGTTCACCAAGATGTATAACGGTTCAGATGTAAATGCTTCAACTTCCTCTTCGGGATCTGCTTCCACATTCAAATCAGTTGAATAAGCAACTAAATCACCATCCGAATTTCTACCCAATACAGTTCCTGCCTTATAAGTTGTTTCGGCTGCTACTGTAACTGCAACATCAGTATAGCAACCTTCTAAAAAAATTTTTGAATTATCAATTTGTGTCATTTTTTGTTTCTCCTTTTTTATTTACTAAATACAATTTTTGTTATTGTGAAATACCCATACGAGCCAAAACATCACTTAATTTTTTTGCTTCGGCTTCTTCTTTGGCTTTTTGTTCATCTTCGCCGCCGTTTTCTTGTGGGTTTTCTTCTGGTGCGTGTGTTTCTTCTTTCGGATCTACATCGCCCGGATTTTGTTCTTCCATACCTTTAATTTCGTTGGTTTTAATTTTAGCCATCAAAATTGAAGATTGAAATTCATCATCTTGAATTGTTTTGCCGTTGGCAATAGCATCAATAACGGCTTGTTTATCAACATCGATAAATTTCATTAAAGCCGCAACTCTTGCTTGTTCTGCCTTAACCCCGTCTTGCTTTGCTTCTGAATAAATTGACGGTTTTTGTGATTTTAGTTCTTCTAAATTTGCAACCATTTTCTTTTCTCCTTTTTCTTTTGGTTTACTATCCGTTATAAATTCTGCTTTTGGCTCGGGACGAAAAATCAAAGCAGCGATTTTATCTTGTTCATCCTCTGTTTCTTTCAAAGCCCTTATTTTGGCTTTGGCTTCCGACATACGCTCACGGCAAGCGGCAATTTTAATTTCCGTTTGTTCTTCATCTTGATTATCGGCTTCGCCAATTACTTTTCCGAGTTTTTTTAATTGTTCAACTCCGATAAACCAAGTTTCTTCGTCCATAATTGAGCGTATTTCTTTTTCTTCAAAAAGCCCTTTATTAACAAATTCTTTTGCGTATAAAGAACTCATTGCTTCAAGAATTTTCCCCTCTTTTTGCATTGCCCTGTAATCACCCACGGCAAAAGACCACGGGTTATGCAATACAACTATTGAATTGGGTTCAAATTCAACATCCCCATCACCGGCTAACATAATGTAAGCCGCCATTGAGGAACAATCGCCAACAACATGCATTTTACATTTGCCACGATTATAATTTTTAATTGCGTTAAAGATTGAAATTCCGTGAAAAACCGAACCACCAGGCGAATCAATTTCAAATTCAATATCGCCCGTCAATCTTGCCAACATATCGGCAAATTCAGTTCCACGAACATCCGAACCAATAACGCCTTTAATTTTAATAGCCATTATTGTTTCTCCCTTATTTTTATTTACTTAATGTAAAGCCGCAACCTGTACAAACGCCGTCAATAACTTTTGAGCGGCAAATATGACAAATTTTATATTCTTTTGCTTTTGGTTCTTCTTTGGCTTTTTGTTTTTTAGGTGCTTTGGCTTTGGCTTCTTCTTCGCTGATTTCTTCGGCATCGTTTGGAAGTTCATCAGTTTCGCCGTTTAAAAACGCTTTTGCTTCATCATTTAAACCATCGGGAAGTTCGCCGTTTTCTTGTTCATCTTTTTCGCCATTTTGTTCATCTTCTTCGGCGTTTTGTTCATTTTCTTCGCCATTTTGTTCACCGTTTTCGGTTTTTTGTTCATCTTCGGCGTTTTCTTGTTCGCCGTTTTGTTTTTCTTTTGCTGCTTGAATTTTTGCTTTTAATGTTTCAACATTCCAAGTAACAACTAAACCTTTGATGCCGTACTTTTGTGCTTCGGCAATCAATTTTTCTTGCTCTTCCTTTGGCAAATCTTGTACTTTTAATTTTTCTGACATTTTTGTTTCTCCTTTTTCCTTTATTTTTTCTTAAAACTTTTATCCTCTTCGGTATCTTCATCGTTGCTGCCACCGTTATCGGGGGCAAAAATTGTTTCAAAATTTAAACCCAAAGATTTAATTTTATCTTCTTCAATTTTTCTACGCTCGATTAAAGTATCGAAGTCGGTTGTAATGCCTAAATTTTCAAGGGCTTGTTCGTAAGTTGTTAATCCACCTTTTAATTTTGAAGAAACTGCGTTTACTTCTTTTACTTCGTCTATATGTGGAATTTTTAAACCAACAAATTTCGCTTTTGTGTAAGCATTATCCAAAAAGCCATCATCGTTTTTAAGTTGCAAATATTTCGGGGCGTTTATATTGCCTTTTAAACATTCCAACTCAAACATTTGTTCATATACAATTTGATAAAAGTAATCAACAAGCGAGCGTTGGCGTTTTCTTTCCAAAATTACTTCAAACATTTTCAAACTTGCCCTTGAAGCAGAGAAGTTATTTGAAAACACCATTAAAGCAACTTCAAAAGGAATACCGAAACTTGATGAACAATATTTCATTGAGCCATCAAGGAACGCCGTATAATTAACATTGGGGCGTTTGGTATCGAATGAATTTAACTTTTGACCTTTTGGCATAAATATTGCCAACGCCGATGCAATTCGTTTAAATGTGTTTTTAAGTTTATCTATTTCGCCGCTTGAAGTTGTTGAAGTGTTAGCCGGCAACCTTGAAATCTCATTTTGAATACCTCTTGCAATACCCGGAATGTTCTTTATTGGGTTAATACCTGCCGACTCTTTTTCTTGCTCAATAACAACGGCAAATTTTGAATTTGCTTCGGCTGCCATAACTTCGGAATTTGTATATTGCCCGATTTTATGTATTTTTTGCATTATTGCACCAAGATCGGAATAAGCCCGAGGCGAATTTATTTTTTTACGCCCTACGGGAACGAGCCAAGCAATTAAACGCCCTTTGCTATCCCTTGCAACAATACGATGCTCTTTGCCGTCTTTATCAACTACATAATAAGCCAACGGCGTTCCGTGTTCATTAACTTCAACGCCGTCAATTATTTTGTTTGGCTTTTCTTTGCCTTTGGTTTCAGAATAAGAACGAGAAGATTTAACACTCAAACCGTTTACAACTTGATATTGCAAATTGCCGTTTACAACCCTTTTAATTACAAGGCAATCACCTGCAATTAAACCGTTATAATAAATTTCTTCGGCTATGGCGTGAATGTTTTTGTCTTTTGTTATTGAAATGTTTTTATCATCTTCAATAACATTCCAAAAATCTTGAATGATTTTTGTAAAATCTTCGGGTAAGTTAATCTTAAAAACCCGTTTTAATAAGTTTTTCATTGGTTGAGGATGTAACCTCAAACCACAACCAACAACAAATTCGGTTAAGCGTGTAACAAGAATTTTTGCAAATTCGTTTGTTGTTACGAGCGTATATGCTCTTTCTGCCATTGTGTAGTAATCAACATCATATACATAACATTCGGTCATTGCCCCCGGCTCTTGTTCGCCGTCAAAAGTATAACCGAACAACGCCCCAGGGGGATATATAAACCCCTGTTGTTCTTTGTTTGTTGAGTGGCTTTTAAAAAGTTTTTCAAAAATATTCATATTAAACAAGCCCCCTTAACGCTGTTATGTGTTCGCCGTTTTCATACATATTGAGTTCGTTAAGCAAATTTGTATAATATTCAAGTTCGCCCCTAATTGTACTCAATGATGCTTGCGTAACACTTGTTGAACCTTGCCCCGAGTTTATTGTGTAACTCGTAACACCACCCGACTCAACGGCTCTTTGGTATGCCGTTTTTAAAGTTGAAATAATTGTTTCCAATTCTTCTTTTGTGTATGTAGCCATTATTCACCCTCTTTTATGTCTTTAACATTTCTTAAATCTTTCATATACTCAAAAACTTTTCGTGGGTTTGAACTCTCTTCGCCCAAATAGAACATTGAATATTGCATAATAATCATATCTATTGCCGCCAAGTTATAAACATTCAAGTCAAACGCTTCGTTTCTACCGTGTTGAACCCATTTAAGTTTTACTAATCCCGATGGCGTTGTAACCTTAACACGCTCTTCGGTTGTTAGTTGCCTAAAATATTCATCAGAATAATTTTGTGCAAAAGTAAACCACCCATCGGGGTAATCGCCGTCAATTCGTTCTTCTTGCGATAAGCAACGGGCAAGCGTGTTTTTGTACAAATCAACATATATTTCAACAAGTGAAATACCATTGTAACCGTCAATTTCTACAATTTTGAACTTATCTTTTGTTCTTGTTGTTGAAACAAGCCCTTTTGACGGCATTATTAAGCCATCGCCAAAAGTATCGCAAAAATTGTATATTACATCGGTTAATTCGCCATCGCCCGAGTCCACCAACATCAAATCAATTTGCCTGTTATCGGTAAATATTTCATCTTTAATGCTTGCGAACTTTTGCCAACAAGGATCATAAATATCGCTCGTATTACCCGGAAAAACTCGGTGATCTATTCCCCAACATCTGTAACGATCGCCCCACGCTTTTATTTCGCATTCAATACGGTTTCTTTGAACATCGGCACAACAAGTTAAAAACAACGCTTCTTTCGGAATTACATTGTTTTTTGCGTTTACATCTTTTAACCTGTGAACAACTTGATATTCAACGCCCCCCGTTCTATCTTCAAAAGGTTCGCCCAAATCAAGGTTGCAAAATGTTTGAAGTTTTTTCGGATCGCTTCCCGCATCCAAAAAATCATAAACAATATCTTTCCAAGGTTTGGTTAAAGAGTAAAGAGCCGAAATTTGATATGAACGGAAATATGGCTTTTTGGCTTTCGCCGTAGCACGCCATTCGCCTTTTTGTTCAATAGATTGTTTATGGTAATCTTTAAAATCTTCTCCACAATGTTGGCAACGGTAACGAACGCTTGTATAATTGCCCTCTTTACATTCTTCTTTATTAAAAAGAAGCCCGTAAGGTTTCGTTTTTGTATTTCCTTTAATAACGGCTTTTTCATCGGGATATAAGCCCCCATCAGATTTATAAAAAACGAGTTCTTGCATTTCGCCACATATAGGGCAAGGAACAAAGAATTTTCGCTGATCGCCTTTTTTGTAATATTCAAGGATTTTGGATTTATGTGCCAAAAGTGGCGTTGAGTTATAACAAATCTTGCGACCTGTTAAAATATATGAGTCCGTCCTTTTTACGGCAATTTCAACGGGTGAACCCTCGCTTTTCAGAATATCGGCGTAACCGTCCAATTCATCAAGGAAAAGTTTTTTAATAGCCGTTGAACGGAGTTGCTTTGGGTTTCCTGCCGAAGCAAGTTTTAAAAAACCACCTGCAAATTCTAACAATAAAGCCGTATCGCCTGTTCTTCTCGTGTTTCGGTTGTCGGTTTCAGCGGCAATCTTATCACGAAGCCCCGAATAATCAATTAAGTTATCAATTTTTGTTTTTTTATAACTTTTACATTCATTTTCGTTTGGGAAAACAAACATCATTGGGGACGGATCTACATCCATTGTATAACCGATTGTATTTTCAATAACCGAAGTTGTTAGCCCGAGTTGAACGCCTTTCATTATGGCTATTTCTTGAATCGGGTTATTTTTTGAAAAGCAATCGCAAATTTCTTTACAATATGGGGCGTTTGTAAATGTAAATTCCCCGGGGCGTGAAGATGCCTTTGAGTTTAAATAACGGTTTTCTTCTGCCCATTGAGGGCAACTTATCAAAACATTACTCGGGATTAAACTTTCAATTTTTTCAAATATTGTTTCAATTTGTTCTTTTTTTGGTAAAGAATTTAACATCGCTAATCCTTATAATATTTTTTTGCTGCTTGCTTTGCGTTATTCAAGCCCATTTTTATCGCTTCATTCATTTTATTTGTGAGATACTCAACTAAAACTTCTTTCGGGTTTTCTTCGGCGTGAACCATATTTATAATTTCCATTGCGTAAATATTCGGAAATTCCATCAAAGTTTTAATCATATCTTCAAAAGTTAAACGAATAATGTTATTTAAAACATTGGTTTCAACAACTGAACCTTTTTCTTTTGCAATTTTTAATTGCAAAAGTTCGGCACGCCCACGGCGTTCGTCAAGGCGTGAATTGAGCATATCAATTTCAAGAGATAGTTGCTCTTGTGGTTTTGTCGTTGCCGCCGGTCCTTTTTTAGATGGTTTGTTTAACTTATCTTTTCTTTTCTTGCAAAAATCGGCGTTTTCGTTCGTGTCAATTAACCCCTCGGCATTGAGTTTTATTTTTTTCTCACGAATTAACCGACATACGGCTTGCGATGAATTATATTGATATTCTTTTTTAAACTCTTCTTTTGTTAAAATCATTGTCCGACCTTTATGTGGGTTATTCTCCCAATTAGCCGGCTATTTCTTTAATCCTTTTGAAATTGCTTTATCAATACGGCGTTGTGCTTCTTCCTTAAATATTTCGCCCCCTTTTTTGGCAACCTGCTCAAATGCCGGCTTTAAGGCAGGTCGCTTTTTAAGTGGTTGTGTTTTATCTTTTAAGGAATACACAAAGTTCGCACTTTTATCGCCATTTTCTTTAAGTTCAACAATACCGTTAATGCCAAAATAACTTTCGCTTGACGGCAAGAAGTGTATTGTTTTTTCGGGGTTATGGTGAATATATCCTATTGCTTGACGGAACTCTTTAAATTCCGATTTAGCCGGATGTTCAACCAAATCCCCAATTCTTTTAACTTTAATTTTTGCTAATAATTTTTCTTTATCTACTAACTTTTTGTAAGAACCTTTACGGGCGAACTTCGTTGGCTTTGCAATGTGTTTTGTTTTTGAAACAATCGTTTCCCCGAACTCCTGTTTTCTTAATTGTTCGGTTTTTTTGCCGTAAAATTCGCCTTGCTGCCCTGCGTGGGCTTCAAGTTTGTTTATATCCTTTTCGCTATATTGTGCCTTTTCGTAATGAATGGATTTTAAAACGATATTTGATTTACCTCCCCTTATTGTAAATTCGCTTGCAACATTCTTTTTGAATAAAACGCTTGTTTCGTATGCTTCTTTCGTAAGAGTTGCACGAACCGTATCTACAAAAGCGTATTTGTGAACTTCGTTAAGGTTCTTTTCAAATTGGGTTAATTCCCTTGAATCAATATCGAACATTAAAACTCCTAAAATAATTTTAATTGTGCTTTAACAATATTAAGGCGTTCAACACTTTTAGCCCAATATTCTTCGTCTTTTTCAACGGCTATAAATTTAAGCCCTAAATTGTGGCAAGCAACTGCCGTTGTACCCGAACCCGAGTAAAAATCAGCAATTAGCCCCCCCCCCGCAACTTCGGGGGCGTAATCTCGCAAAATCATTTCAAATAAATTCAACGGTTTTTGCGTTGGATGTATTTTTTCACTTGCGACCGTGTTGCCCTCCAAGTTGCCATAATATGTAAAATCATATTTTTTAGCATGACGGTCAAAAGAAGTCCAAGCAAGTTCCCCATCGGCGAAATTTTTAACGGGTTGATTTTTATTCCAAAAAATAAAACCTTTGCCACCGTAACGCCATAATATAGGAAAATAATTGCCGCCAAAAATAATTTGATTTTTTGAAACACGGAACATTTCCAAAAATACTTCATCTTTTGGGGTTGAATCATCCCAATTAGAATTTTTATATTTATTTGCCTTGTACCTTTGCCCCGATTTTGTTTTGTTCGTTCGGTTATATTCTCCAAACTTTAAACCATACGGGGGATCGGTTAAAATTAAATCAATACATTTATCGGGTAATTGCTTCATAACATCCAAGCAATCGCCCAAAGTTATTTTGTTTATTAAATCATCAATGTTCATTAAAATAACCTCAACTGTGAACGCTCAATTTCAAGCCGTTCGCTGCTTTGTTTAAAATATTCTTCGTCTTTTTCCACGGCTATAAAATCAAGCCCCAAATTATGACAAGCAACTGCCGTTGTTCCCGAACCCGAGAAAAAATCAGCAATTAGCCCCCCCCGCAACTTCAACATAATCACGCAAAATCATTTCAACAAGTTTGAGGGGTTTTTGCGTGGGGTGAAATCTAAATTTATTTTCGGTTTTATCATCGTTTATAAAACCTTGTTGAATAAATGTTATTTTCTTTGTTACGGCTTTTAAACTCGTCCAAATAAGTTCACATTGGGAAAAGTTATTTTGTAAACGCAAATTCCCAATTTTATCCCAAACAATCCAACTTTTCGTTGGTTTTAAATATTCCGTGAAATAATTACCACCAAAAATAATTTGATTTTTTGAAACACGGAACATTTCATCAAAATAAACTTTTTCGGGTATTTTATTATCCCAATTCTTTTTTGTTACTTCCTTTGGCTTTACTCCCAAACCATAAGAACCACCATCACAAGATATGCCGTAAGGGGGATCGGTTAAAATTAAATCAATACATTTATCGGGTAGTTGCTTTAATACATCCAAGCAATCGCCCAAAGTTATTTTATTTAAAAACTTATTTATATTTTGGTAATTATTGTCGGCAAGCATACTTTAAGCCCTGCATCTTGTGTTTCATCAATATAACGAGGAATTTGAGCATAACCGTTTTCAATAGATTTATAATAAACCCACGGTATTTTTTTTGATTGCTTGCCCTCGGCTTTTGGTTTAAACGGGTTAGGCAAATCAATTAAAATATAATCTTCGCAACGCCTTGAAAAAATTTCATCGGCTTTTTTACCTCTTACAATTTTTGTTTCGTCCCAATCTTGAAAACGCCCGTTCTTTTTCCCGTACCATAAATATTTTAAAATATAGTGTTTACACATAGGACAAACCGTTAAAAGCATCATTTCTCTTTTAATTAAACGCCCATCGCTTAATTTTTTTCTGAAAAATCGCCCCGGTTTTGTTTTAAAACAATCCATATATTCGTATAATTTCGTGCCGGTTTTAACTTCATAACCGCAACAATCTAAAATAACAACTGCTTTCAAAATATTCCTCTTATGTTCAATTTTTGCAAGCAATTCAAGGGTTGTTTGGTTTGAATTAGTGTTTTGTTATACATATTAGAAAGGAGGTTCAGATATGAAAAAAGAATTTTCTGACTATCAGCACAACCCTCTATGCTTGCCACAAAAAAGGCACAAAATACCTATTTTGGGCTATCTCGGTAAGTTCCCCAATTAGAACAACCTGATAACACATTAAACTATACAAAAATATTTTTTTTTCGCATAAGTGTTAAATGATGATATTTGCTAAAATGACGAAAAAGCATGCCGTCATTAAATTAAGCATGCTTTTTGTATAATTTTTAATTTTTAATTTTTTACTTCTTTTTTCGGGGTTTAAGCAGATGGGTGCATGTTTTTGCACTTATCCCAATTTGTGGAGTTAAATTTGTTAAATCCGTCAATTTATCAATTAAAATTTTTATCTTTAAAAGTTCTTCGTTGAAATAAGCCGTTGCAACGCCAGTTTTGGAATTAACGCCGTATTCCTCACGCAAATCGGCAATTACGCTTCTAATTGTTCCAATAGAATAATTTGTAATTTTTGCAATTTCTTCGGTTGAAACATCTTTTAATAAAAGTTTAATAATAGTATCTAATGCTTCCTTTTTTACTCTCGCCATTATTTATCCTCCATAATAATTATGTTAAATTCTTCTCCAATAGTATCGTTATATTTGTTAATATTTTCGTTATTTGCTTTTCTGAATGTGGAAAATAAAATGTTTTTATCCCCTACAAACAAAAGCAAAATGTATTCTTTTGAAAAATCAACCCCGTAAAATTTGCCATCATCCCGAAATGTATCGTAAATAAGAAATTGGTCGAATTTTTCCTTTAATACATCGCCCGTTATACCGTTAAAGCATGCTAACAAACGAGCCGTTTTTTGGTTGTGTAATTTCGGGTAATTGTTATCAAACATTATGTAATTTTTTAATTCTGACATAGTTCCTCCTTTTCGGTTATTAAATTGTTAAATTGGCTTCCAAATTCTTTCGCCACTTCAAAAGGAATAAACCCGTTAATCCATTTTATGGCTTTTATATTGTGTTCCTTGTACATATTTATAATGCTTTCAGAATCGTCAATCGCCAAAACAACTTCCTTATTGTTATCAAGCATATTTTCAAGGCGGCGGCGTTTACTTTCGGTTGAAGCCGAACAATCATCAAGTGGTCGGAAACTCGCCGTGAAATGCTCGCCCAGGATTAACCCCGTTTTTTGTTGAATAAAATTTATTGTTTCAACTTCAATTTTTTCGCTTCTTGCCGTTAAAAAGTGTATTTTCAAACCTCCCGATGCCTTAAAACAAAGATATTTATACAACGGCAAATCTATTTTGTTGAAAGAAGCGTTGGCGTTACGGTCAAAAAACTCGTAATTTTGAGGGGCTTTTAAACCCAATTTGTCGGCAACACGCCAAATCCAAGAAGTATCTATTAAACACCCGTCAAGGTCGCAAATTATATATTTATTTCCCATTTTCCACCTCGTTTATTATTTCCCAAATATCAGCCAAATTTCTATCTTCGCAGCACGCAACCCTTTTACAATCGGCAGAAGCAATGTTGTATCTGCAAGAACCACAATTTTCTAATCTATCAATATATGAAATTATTTTTTCAAGTTTTTCTTCGGCAATTTCTTTTTCTTTTTTATATTCGTTAGCCCAATTTTTCTGACATTCGGCTTCCCTTTGCCAATATTCCAAAGTAAAGTTTCTATTACCCAAATCAACAACCCGAATCGGTGGCATATTTTCGGCTTGTTTTAAATTGCTTTCAACCTTTTCAAGTTCTTCGGGTTGTATGTTTTCTTTAAGTTCAATTTTTGCCACAAGTTGAATATCTTGCTTATAATTGCCCTCGGAGTCCCAAAAGCCAACATCAACTTTTTCTTTTTCGGCTTTGCGTTTGTTCATTTCCCAAATAACGCCGTGGAACAAATCACCCAAAACCACATCCGATAAATTACTAATATCAAAACTTATACCCTCTTTATTTAATGGGTGGTATTCTTTGGTTAATTTATCCGCAGTTTCAAATATTTCATTTTCTTTTTTATTTTCGTTGTTCATCTTCAACCCCCCCTATATTCCGAACCTGTTTTGTATATCCGAAACAACTTCAATTTTGGCTTTTGTAATTTCTTTTTCCTGTTCCAAACCACTCATAAAACTTTTCAAAAAATCGCTCAATTCTTTTTTAAAACTGTTTTCTTCTTTTGTTGGTTCAACTGTTTTTTGTGGTTCAACGGCTTTTGCTGCTTCGTTGCTTTCGGTTGCGTATTCCGAATCATTCGCCGGAATAGGGGTAAACATTGTCGGGTTTTTTCTTAAATATTCTCTTAACTCTTCAAATTTTGTTCTTTCGGTATGGTAACAAACAAAAGGATCGGTTTTTTTAAAAATACCCGTTAAAGCAACCGCAAAGTTAGCAGGCGTTGTATCTATTTCGGCTAAAATTTCGCCTTTGTTTTTGCCTTGTTTAATTAAGTTGAAGATTACCAATTCTCTTTTTGTGAATTTTTCCATTGTTTAAGCCCCCTTTTTAATATAATTTTCTAAACCACAACCAACACTTTCGCCAATATGTTTTTCAACCAAATCTAATACAAAGGAATAAATCGCCCCGACCTTATGACCTGCGTAAGTTTTGTTTAAGTTTTCCCAATTTTCAACTCTTTGAGAGTTAAAAAAGGCGTGGGAAACTTCATCGATTGAAATTGGTTTTGACTCTTTTGCCATTTCGTGAATAATTTTCAAATTTGTTTCTTTTGTTTTTTCGTTTTGCATTTTTATTTCTCCTCTATTTGTTTAAAAATATGTGTTATAACATCCACCGTCCACGCATCGCCGATACACCCTGCGGCTTTATCACGGTTTAAAACTCTCGTGTAGCCCTCGGGTAAAGTTTGGCAGCGTTCAAGTTCGGTTTGGTTTAAACACCTTGCCGAATATTTATTGTTTTCTTCTTCAAAAACAAGTGTTGTAAAACCCGTTGAAAAATAGCGATGTAACATTTTATCGATAGTTCTTAACGGTCTTGAATCGCTTTCAAGTAAGCAACGGGCTTTTAACCTATCGGCATAACCACTTGTTAAAATATCTTGCAAATATATTTTTTTATTTTCGGGTTGTGGTATGGCACAAGTCGGAAAACCAAATAAGTTATAATATTTATCGCCAATATTAGTCCAATAATAACGGTTTCGCATTTGAGCCGAAACAAGTTCAGAATTTATATTTATTGGGTAAATTCCGAGCGTTTGCGAAATTGTTTCGTAATCTTCGGATGGCATTTCAACATTTTCAAGCAAGAAGTAATCCGGCTTTAATTCGTTTAACGCCCTTACATATTCCCAAAATAAAGAACTTTTATTGCCTTTTAGCCCGAGTCGTTGAGAATGGGCTTGCGATAAATCTTGACAAGGCGAACCACCAATTAGCAAGTTACACCCCCCCCCGATAACTTCGGCGAAGTTTATTTTACGAACATCGCCGAGTTGAATTGTGTCGGGATAATTACTCATTGTAATTTTTATTGCATCGGGTTTAATTTCGCATGCGTAGTATTTAGCCACGGGAATGCCGGCTTTTTCCAAAGCAATTCTTCCGCAACTTATACCATCAAATAAACTAACTACAATAAAAGGTTTCATTCTCGTTTTATCCTTTTATTTTCTGACCGTATTGTGCAATTTTTAAAACATCAGCCGTCCAATCTCCCCCAGTCCCGATGCCCATATACATTTTTCTTGAATGGTTTGTATCTTTATATTCAACCTCAACAATTCCAATAGTATCGGTTGTATTTAAGAAACTAAACCAAGCATGCGAGATTAAATAAAATTCGCCAAAATCAATACGCTTCCCATCGTTTAAAGCGTATGGGAAAAATGGTGCTTCTTTTAAAGTTTTAATTTCGCTTTGTAATGATTTATTTTGCTTTACAACGGCTTCGTATTGGTTGCAATTTACATCATTGTTTTTAACAAGTTTTGCAATACGGCGTTCGTAAGCCCTAAACAAATCAATCGGTTTTTCATTGCAAGTCATAAACTCGCTATCCGTAATAATTAAACCGTTTTCAATTTTTTCGTAAATATTCATTATTTAGCCCCCTTTTTTGTTCTTTTTTCTTTAACTTTGCCTTTTTCGTAACACTTAAATTCGGCTTTCGGAATGAAAAATTGCGTTCCATAGCCGTTAAAATGAAGAAAACGCCCTTTTCTAACTGCTTTTAATTTGTTTATTACATATACAAATTTTTCTTTATGGCGTACTTTACGCTCTATGGCGTGAATTTCAATTAAATCGCTATCCCTTAAATATTTAAAAATATCGTATTGAACCCCAAAACAATCATCCATACCCCTTTTTTCGTCTGCGTGGAACTCGTGTTTGTCTGTATCCACCATTGTTTTTCGGAGTGTTATTTTGTTTTGTTCAATATCAAAAAGTAACATCCCGATACATTTTTTTTCTGAATATTTTGGTGCTGAAAAGAATGTACCTGGCGTTAAAATTCGTTCCATAAAAACACTTGCATGCGAAAAGCCGTATTCTGCAGTTAAACGAAATTCATCGTAATTTTTTTTGCAAATATACTTTGCTAACTCTTGTGCCGGGCTTTGCCAATATTGTTTTCCATCAATAATAACATCCGTTTCAAAGTTTATTTCATTGGAACTATCAACATCCAAAGGTTGATTTACATTTACTTCTTGCATTTATCAACCCTCATATTTTTATGCGTAAAACTTATTATTTTTGAATTAGCAACCATTCTTGAAACGATCGCTTCGCCAAAATATTTTTCGTCTAATTCCTCCAAAGTGTGGTTTGCCGAAATAATTGTTGGAAATTCGTGTTCAACCCTATAATTAACAATCGCATAGAAAACTTCTTGTATGTATTGCGTAGGGTTAATTTTATCAATATCATCCAAAAATAAAACTTGTGCTTTTTTATAAAGATCAGCAATTCCCAAAGCCGTGCTTGTGCTATTAAACGGGCTTTGAGTGTGGTTAAATGTGTCTTTTATACTGTTAATTAAATCAACGGCGTTAATAAATTTAACCTGCAACAAACTTTTCTCAACAATACTATTAGCCAAAATCGACATAAGCATTGTTTTGCCCGTTCCGTAATTGCCAAGTAAAACCAAGTTACGCCCAAACAAATAATTTTCAAAAATATTTTCCTTGTATTCAATAACCGTTTTTAAAGCGTTTTTTTGGCTTTCGTTTGTTACCTGGTACGATTTAAAGTCCATACCAATAAACAAAGGCGGCGTTTTGAGTGGTTTTTTTAAAATCAAAAATATATCTTCCAATGAATCACCAAAAGCAAAAGAATTTAAAACATCGCCGCAATGTTGAGATGCTTTTTTTGAATATTTATTTATTTGTTGGCTTTTCGTACATTTACAATAGCCGTTTTTATCAACTATTTCTTCGCCACAAAAGGCACAACGCCCGTCAATAACTCTTTCGCCAAATTTACCTTTTATTAAGGTTGTAAACTGTTTATACAATTCATCCGTAAATTTATTTTCCATAATTCCTCCTAATAACACCCGTTATATTTGCCGCCGTTTACGGCTTTTAGTTGCAAAGATTGTTGATAATTTTGCGAAGTTTTATTTGAATAATTACCCTCGTACACTTTTAACGGGTTAAGGTTATTTGTTAAAATCCAATCAAAAGTAAAAAACTTGCTTCTTTTACAAAAATCGGAGTTTTCAGCATTTTCAAAAACTTTTTGCCAAAATTCCTTTTGAGGATATTTTTTAATTCTTTTTTCTGCTTTATTTATTCGTTCTTCGGTTAATTTTGTAGGTTTCGGAAAAGAAACACACATTTTTTTATAAAGTTCAAATAAATCTTTGACCGTAAATTCATTAAATGAATTTACAAGAATTAAATTATTAGTATTTACTTCATTAGTAATTTCATTATTAGTTTTTATATTTAAAGGTTCGTTTTGTAGGGGTTGAGATTGTAAAGGTTGATTTTCTAACGGTTGAATTTGAACCTCTTGTTTTTGTAATTCAAGGGCTACATTTTGAACCTCTTGTTTTTCAAAATCTTGTTTTTCATCGTAAATATGATAAATATAACTAAAATGACCGTTGCCGCTAAATTTAGGCGATATTTTTTCAATTCTTAAATATCCACGATCTTTAAGTTCTTTAAATATTTTTTTTATTTTTCTTTCGCCAACGCCACATAAAGAACGGTATCCATTTATACAATGGTTCCAGGTATCGGGCAAAGAAAACATTTGCCACAATAATCCTTTTGCTTCTAAACTTAACGGTGGTTTATCAAAAACACAATCATTTGAAATTATAGAAAAATTTTCACTTTTTTTATGTCGCTGAATGCTTCCGTTCGCCATTGGTTTTTCTTTTTCATCGCTCATAATAAAATCCCTTTAAATACTTTTTAAATACCTTTTGAAACATCTGTTGATGTGGCGTTTTCCTAATTTTTTTGCTTCATAAACTGCCCATTCGGCGTTTCTCATTGCTTCCGTGTTAATTGTTTTGCCCGTAAAATAAAGGAACTCGGGTAAATCAACAATGCCGCTTTGTCTGTTTTTAAAAATTTCTCTCAAATACCAAAAATACGAAGCACGTTTTAAAATCTTAATTTTTATTTGAAAATCTCTGTCGCTTTTGCTTAACAAAAGTTTTACTAAATTGGCAACTTTCAAATAAACCGATGTTTTTTGTTTTTTTACGGGTAACACTAAAACATTTTCCATTTTTATTTCTCCTTTTCCTGTTCGTTCGCTAATTCGCACAAAGTTAAAAAGAAACGCCCCCAGAGTAAATCTCTCTCTTTTTCTGAATATTCCGTATCGTCAAAAATAATTTTTACCCCTGCGTTTTTCAT